CGGCAACGGAAAACGGCTGACAGGGGAATCCGCCCGAAATAATGTCAACTGTTCGAAATCCTGTTCTTTCATAAAAACTCTCTCCTGTCAGTGTCCGAATATCCCGCCATCTCGGCACATCCGGCCAATGCTTTTCCAACACCTTTGTCGGATAGTCCGCCCACTCGCATTGTCCTACGGTTTTAAAGCCAGCCATTTCCGCCGCCAGATCAAGGCCACCGATGCCGGAGAACAGGGAGAGGTGAGTAAGATTCGCCGCCTCTTTGCCGCCCAGCAGGGCGCGCTTTGTATCATCCATCATGCTCTCTTCCTTTCCAGCGGGCAGCTCTCGATGGCGTATGTAGTCACCCATGTTTTCCGCCCGCCCCGGTTTCTCCCAACAATGAACGTCCGTTTCTTGGCCGTCCAGCCCGGTACTGGCTTTTCTTCCCGCAGCCAGGGACACTGGCTGATCGGACAGCAGCAATCCATGCAGGGGTTGGCCGAATACCGCCGGATGGGGACTAGATATTGTTCAAGTTCGCCCATATCACCACACCAGCATCGCTCCGCAATCTTCACAGAACCACGGCTTTCTGGTTGCGTGCTCTTGATTGAAGAACTTCCCGCAGCAAGGGCAGTTGGCGCCGTGCTCTGAAAGAATCACGTTCTGTTGAAGTTCGTTTTTCAGAATTCCATCAATGGTATCGATCAATGCAAGGCAATTTTCCTGTGTAGGCTCTTTTCGCGCCTTAATACGTGCCTGCTCTGACAACCGTAAAATTTTTTCCCGTTCATAGGCGGTGTTGTCGCGGAAATTATCTAGTTGGATTTCTTTCAACGCACGAGCTTTGAGCTTTCTCTTTTTATCAATCGCCTGTTCTTTGGTGATTGACCCTCTTTGATAGAGCACATAAATATCAGACAAAATCCGATATCCACACTCGTCAAACATAGAAAGCTCTTCAGGGACAGGCTCATGATTCTTTGCCTGTTCCTCATAATCAAAGAACATAGTTTCCTCCTTTTGTAACCGCCGAAACCGCTTGTTACCATTATGCGGTAACGCCTCCGCCTATACTCCCACAACGGATGCACGGTTTTGTTACCGTGTTACCGCACTTTTTACCTCTTGGAAAACAAAAAATATTGCGTACACAATTTTTTTATTTTATAAAACATACTGAAAATGCGGTAACAGCGGTAACGGGTAACGCTTCTATGGAAGCAGCGAGTCTTCATATTCGTCAAAATTGTTCTCGTTTTCTTGCAGTTTCAAGCAAACAAGCCTACAAGGCCGTCCATTTATCCGCTTTACAATTGTTGGACGGCCGTCCTTCCCACAGATGATGTTACCTGTATTTTTCGCCCAACCCAGGAAAGCGGAGGCGTTGTAACCCTCATCCTGGAGGATTTGATCAAACTTGGACCGGATAATATAGGCATAATCGTTGTCCAAGTCTCCCCATATCTCGCCCTGGCGGGTATCCGCTTCGGGCGTGAATCGGGCTTGGTTGATGTTGATGAAATCGTACAGGTATTGCATGGCCCGGGCGTTCTGATTGACGGTCTCCTTTGAGACGAGGTATTTAGAAATGTCCTCCGGTCGAAGGAGAATCCCGTCCCGGAAGATCCATTCCTCCGCTAACTTATCGGCGGCCAATATAAGCGCAGCAGAGGCCGTCTGCTTGTCCATGGTGTCATTGGTCTTCAATGCATCCTGCATGGCTTCCTGGAGCTTTTGAACGCATTCCTGAGAGCCTTCTTCCATCAGATGTTCAACAAACTCTTTCCCTGCAAAACCGTAGTTGGAATAGAGCTCTGTTGCGGTTTTTTTGGGCTCATCAAAAAGCTTTGTGTCATGGCAGTCCACTTCAATTGTTCGGTTGACTGCACCCTCACCGCTGTTGGCTGAAATAATGGGGAACTCTCCTGTTGTGATAATGCAGTTCCGCCAAGTAGGTGTTTTCTGAAGGCCGCCCTGTTTCTGTCCTCGTGTCCGCCCCACACCCTCAGACAACTGGTAGATCATCTTGTCGAAGTCCTTACGATTGTCCTTGACAAGCTGGAGCTCATCAATGATGAGAGGGAGAGAGTTGCAGAACGCAGCGCCCAGCTCCTTGCCGACTTCCGTGGCATTGAACGTCTGGATGTAAACGCCGATCTCCGGGTTCGCCCATACACTGGCAGCGAGGACGAGACTTAAACTCTTACCCGTTTCTGAGCCGCCCCACAGGTGGACGAAAAACGGGAGGCAGTTGCATGGCTTCACCAGCACGGAGGCGAACGACGCTGCCAGAACAATGCGGGCAACCACGTTTCCGGGCGTTTTCCCAGCCCTGACAGCCCGTACACAGTTAAGCCATGCCTGACGGCTGCCTTTCTCCTGAATGCTTTCAAACCGTGTTCTGAATGTCTCTTCTCCGTCAAATACCAGGTTTTCCTCGTAGGGCGAAAATCCGTATCCGTCGATCCAGCCCAGACGTCCCACACTGGTGACCTCCGGGATCAGGTCGTAGTTGAGTTGTTCCACGTCTGCTAAATAGCGGACTAGGGCTTTGCTCGTCTCGCTGTTGACCATGATGCCATATTTAGAAAGGCTGATAACGGAACGGCTGTCAGAAACCACGCTACGGTCCTCGATGACCGTCTCCCAGCGTTTCCCGAGCCGGTAGGCTAACATGACCTTGTGAACTTTGGTGTCCACGTTAACCAGCCGCTGTATTGGCATAATGGGGTGATAGCAAGCCACGATCTCAAAGCCCAGTTTGTCGGTTCCGTAAATCCCGGTGTCTGAGGCGTTCCAGCTTCCACAGTCAAGCTCCAGTTCCTGGCCGGTGAAATCCGTCCGGTTGAATCCTGGGGTGGTTGTTCCACTGACAGTCTCTATGTATGCCTTAAATAGCGCGGCCAGATTGCGTATCCCTACAGTTTGCGCTTGAGCGGACATAACTCCCAGAAGTTGCTTTAACTCGAATTTGTTGTCCTTGTGGGCATAGAGATATTCAAACGGCTTTGTTGTTGTCAGGTAATCGTCTCTTGTGTAAATGGGCACGTCCCCCAATGCTTTTTGCCTCCCTTCTCGATGAAGTCGTCAAGCCAGTATTCGATATACGGGAGGCGCTTGACGGCCTCGACATATAATGGATGGTAAAATACAACGTATTCTTGCCGCGTTGGCTGAAATACATCTTGTATTTCCTTCCAATAGTGAAATTCACGGGTCATAAACCGGAAATTTGTTTCCGCTTGAACGGTTCTCCGCTGTTCCTCCCGGCGGGCTTCCAGAGCAGCAGACCAGACAGCGCGGTCCGGCTTGTTTTCTGTCAGCCCAAGTTGAAAATCCGCGTTGATTCTGAGTATCGCTTGGCGGAAATTCAGGTCAAATAGGCGCATCACAAAGTCAATGACTGAGCCGTGCGCCCCGCAGCCGAAACAGTGCCAGCCGCCATCCCCGTCGTAAAGCTTCAGGCTGGCCGTGTGGTCCCCTTGATGGAACGGGCACTTCATGAACCCGGACCGCCCAACTTGAAACCCGTAGAACTCAGCTACCTGCTGGGCCGTGAGTATCCGCCTGATGTCAGCGGCCATATTCATGCGCTCACCCCCGCTTCAGCCTGTCCCGCACCCAGTAATAGAGGGTACTGTAAAGGATTTGCGCTGTCTCTGACGGCTTGCAGAAAGTGATAGTTAGGTTAAACCGGGCCTGCCAGGATAGAAGCGTGGCGGCGAAACTCTGGGGCTTTAGCTCTGAACGGTAGTTATGAAGAAAAATGTCTGTCCAGGAGGCGTTCTCCACGATCAGAAAGACCTTGATGCCTCCGGCCTTGGCCCGGATCATCTCCCGTTCAAAGCGTTCCCGGCCTGATGTGAAGTTTCCGGCAATCTCATCCAGGTTGGCTTTGCGCTCTACCACAACCTCGTCTTCGAAGGTGGTGTCGCCCAGCATGACGGAATAGTCTCCGGTTTCCAGCGCACGGCTCTTGTGCTGAATGTTGTGCTTGTCCAGCCATGAAATAATATGCTGGTGAACCTGCTCCCGGCTGTCAGCTATGACAACCAACTCTTTCAGCTTCTGTTTGATTTCAGCATCCGTGTAGTGGGTCAGCATTCTCCCACCGCCTTAAAACGGGATATCTCCGTCGTCCTCGATCTCGTCAATCTTTGTCAGCTCCTGCCGCTCAGGGAGCTTTCCTTCCCAAGGGGGCAGCTTCTCTGCCCGGTCCTTGTTGATGAAATAGTGGACTTTCAGATAGCCCTGATCATCCTCTTTCAGCCGGGCGGCACCAACCGCACCGATCCAGGTGGGGAGGGTGAAGTCCCCGTCGTCAATGTTAAAAGAGTCGAAGAAATCGGTCATGTTCCGGTTGAAATACTCGTTTTTTACGATATAGTGGTTGATGATGACGTCGCTTCCATTAGGCCGGACTCCGATCACCAGCATGGGATTCCCCTTTTTGCTCTCCCTCTCTTCAACACTAACGATCTCCACCCGATAATCGCCGGGGGTCAGGCGAGGACGTTCCTCTCTTTGATAGCTGTCCCAATTACTCACAATTCAAATCCTCCAAATCTTTTAATATTTGCTTCTCCAGTTCTGGCAGTACAGGTCCACCATATTCATCTTGTCCATCCAGGCCATAAACTGCCGCACGGTGGTCTCAATGGGTTCCGCGTCCTCTGGAAGGTAAGCCTCCCGGTACACATAGCTCCCATCGCTGATGATGTACTCGAACTTCCGAACCTCCGGGCAGAGGTAGAAGTACATGGGATGTTGCGGGCTGTCAAGGTATTTCCCTACACGGTAGGTCTTGCTGAACTTTGTGTCGTAGATGACCCCTGCTTTCAGAAAGTCCAGGATTCCGAAGCAGACAAACTCCACGCCATCCACCACCAGAGGCCGGGAAGCCTTAACCTGATACTGCCCCTGCGTGATGATCTCACAGATTTCTACAATCGGTTTGTACCACTCCTGCTCCGGACTGATCTGGGCCCCCTCGCTGACCGCATGAACCACATTCTCAAATCGAATGCCGTCTAGCATAGCCTTTGACTGAGGCTTTTTCTCCCGTCGGAGAGTGGAAAGAAGTTCACCCCACTCCCCGCTTTTCAGCGCGTACTGCCAGGATGATAGGAGACTCTGCGTCAGCAGGAACTTATTGCCTTTTCGCCCATTCATAGGCTTTTGTCTCCTTGTTGTAGGCAATCCCAAGTTCTTTAATCCGTTCCATTAGGGCTGCTTTTAACTCTCGCTCACTGGTCAGCGCGTGAGATAACCCTTTGATAGCCTTTGTGGCCTCTGTCACGTCCTCGGGATTCTGGATGGTCTCGATAACCGCTCTTCCTTCCATCATGGTCTTGTCGTACTGTTCCTGCTGAGGCTGAAGAGCCGCGTGCTCCGCAGCGATGTTGGACTTGACCTGGGCGAACAGACGGAGCAGGAAATCGTTAGGCTGTCCATCCGCAAGTTCCGGGACCTTGACCAGGCCCTTGATACCATAGGCGGATTTGGCGTTGTAATTCATGGTGGGGGTGAACCCCATGTAACGTTCCCCATTAACGATATGAAGGTAAGCGCCAAGATCAGCAGGTTGCCAGACCAGCGTTTTTGCGGACCCCTCGCATACAATGTCGTAAAACACCTCGTCTCCCTGCCGATCCTTGGCGGCATGGAACAAGAAAACCACATTGAACTTCTTCCGCAGCTCGGCGGACAGGCGCAGGAACTCCGTCTTGACAAATCCGTACCCCTGCTGGCTAAATCCACCGGACTTTTTGCTGGCAGACGGCTCCGTCCGTATAGCCCAGTCTTTTATCAAGTCAATCAAGGCTCCACAGGTGTCAATTGCCACCGTCTTGTAGCGCCCCTCGAAAGATTTAATGTCAGCCAGAAGTTCTTCATAGGTCTTGACCATGGAACTATCCTTTCGGTGCTCTGGCTTTACCCGGCTTAACCCCTCATCTGCGTCGATCAGAACAACATCCGGGGCTGACAGTGCCAGGGTGGTTTTTCCCACACCGGGGAGACCGCTGATGATCATAATGATGTTCTTTTTAGAAAAATCCATGTTTTCAGGCTTGACGATCATTGCTCTTTTTCCTCCTTGATTTCAACCAAGTCAAATCCCTGGATAATAATTTGCGAAACGATGTATTTGGCAGACAGCCCTGTTTCCCGCTGGAGCTGCCTGATGAGCCGTTCTGCTTCTTCGTCCAGGCGAACGACGCCGCACATTCCTTTTTCGGGACGATAAACATTCAGGACAATTTTGCTTTTCATGCTCCCTCCTCCACATATATCTTCATTATGTTTAGCGCATCGGCCAACATATCAGGATCATTATCCACCAAATCACGCAGCCAATCCTGGAAGCAGAACTTACAGTAGATTTCGCCTCCAACGAGGTAATACTTCTCGCAGTCATCTTCCAGCTCCGGGTTCAACTCGTGGTCACACTGGCTGCATGTTGGATATTTAATTTTCCCCCGCATGGTTCCACTCCCTTGTCGCGTGGTTAATGTCCTTATATTTCCGTGTCCTCCACCCGCAGGCGTCGCAGGCCACCAGGAACATATCCGGATTGCCCTCGATTGCCAATCGCTGGCCGGAATACAATCCGCATCTTGGGCAGGGGCCTAACTCGCCTCTTGGGCGTTTCGCATGTGCGTTCATTCTTCGCACCACCAAATGTCTGCCGTCTTTGTCCCCAGTGATAAGGCTTCCTGGTGCTCCTTGACGGCAATATCAATATGGTTCCCCTTGACTGCCGTCCCGGTATCATCGGCTCTCAGATACACCATCCCGCCGTTGTACTCGACCATGATGGTGCTCCCAAGCGGGATTACATCAGGGTCCACGGCGCAGCTCACATAGGGCGTTACACGCCTCCCGCTGGCTGTGATGCCGGAGCCTGTCCCACAGATGTGGGGCCGTTCCTCGCAGCAGTAGAAGGTGATGGTCACGTCCTCCAGCTTGTGAGACCGGGCCAGCAAAGCAGCTTCTATAAGCTCATTCTCGTTTTCCTCGATCTTTTCTGCTGTCAGATAACAGCGAGTGGTGGCCGGGGTATCGTCGCCGGGTAGGCTGCCGTCCTGCGTGGCGGGCTCCGGCTTGTGCATAGCGGGCAGTTCCGCCGCCACCGTCATAATCAGGTAGCTTCCCAGCCACGCCAGCAGCAAGATCAGAAACAGGAGATATGTAATCAGCTGCAACCGCCTCTGACTCCGGCGCCGCCGCTCTTCACGGGTCAGTTTCTTCACCGCTCGCCCTCCAATCTGGAGAGGATCTTCATAAACCATCCGGCCACCGTCGCCGTGCCGATAATTGTGATTACCGTCCCCATACCCATTTCAAAGTTCATGCGCTCACCGTTCTTTCGGCGATCCAGCGATCTAGCAAAGCCTTATAGATATAACACCATTTGACTTTCTTGCCGTCCTCGGCCATTACGCAGTCCCCGAACGGGAAGACTTTCTTTTGGATGCCATCCCGGATAGTCTCCGGAGTAATACGCAGCCCCGCATTGCGAAGAACTTCTGTTGCTTCTGCTGCCGTCAGTGCTTCAATCATAAAAACCTCCTTGATTTCTCCCCTTGGAGGCGATATACTGTATCCAAAGGGATTGTTCGTGGTTGCTCAATCCTTGCCCGTCTGACTGCTGGTAACGGTCAGGCGGGATTTTTTACACATCTTCCGGGTACGCACTGGATACCAGTTCTTTCAGTTCCATCAAGTCGATGCCGGGATCATGTGCCGCCCGGTCCAGAATCAGCTCCTTCAACTTGGGGCCAGCACCTTCCAGTGCCTTGCGGTAATCTTCAAATGTGTAATCCATGTGGGCCTCCTCCCATGTGCGGCCCTTCCAGGCGAGACAGAGATTGTCCATAAGACGATTGGTGTTCCTTGCCTGCCTTTCAAGGGCTTGAATGCTGTCTTTTTCGTTCATAAAAACCTCCTTGTCATTTGACCCGGAGGCGTGTATAATAGCCTCGCGGGCCTGTTGGTCTACTCAATAGGTTCCGTAGCCCTCGTCGGTGGTGGTGCATCGGCGGGGGCATCTTTTATTGTCCTTTCTCCATGGATGTGATAGGATGGGGGAGAAAGGAGGTGAGATAATGGATCGTTCTAAAAAGTACGCAATCGAAGCCGCCAAAGAAATTACCGTAGCTGTTATGAGCGAAGGTAATCTGCGTGTAGATAAAGCGGGCGGAGAAAGCGTAGGGGACTTCTTTCAAGCGGTTTATTCTAAAATTGAAGAAATCGCAAAAGATGTTCCCGGTCTTGGCAATCAGTAACTAGACAGAGACCTCTCTAAAACGGCGGCGACTTCCGGTAGAGCTTGCACCTCTGCGGGAGTCGCTTCCTTTTTGGATGCTCTCTCAACAAATTCGATAAGCGCATTTTCAAGGCGTTCTCTTGTAGTCATTCTTATACCTCCTTACCCCTCATCATGATCCGAAAGAAGCTCGTCTACGGTGACGCCGTAGAGCTTTGCGATTGCAGGGAGCATACTAGCTCTAGGAAGTGATCCGCCCTGTTCTCTCTCCCAAAGGCAAACAGCAGAATCGGAAATACCAAGTCTGTCCCCAACCTCCCTTTGTGAAAGACCCGCTTTTTCCCTGCATTCCTTAAATCTCAAAATTTCACCCCCAAAACGCTTAATATTACTTGACATTTTGGGCTGCACCGCTTAATATTGAATTGTCAGGACAATAGAAAACGGTGCAAGCCCAATATTAAGTGGGCCTGGTTTTTTGCGGCTAAATCACTTAACAATATTAAGTATAAGGCATATGCAGCTTAATGTCAAGTCCCTTTTCTTAATTTTATTAAGTGATTTTGAAGAGGACTTTATGGACATTATTTTTTTCCTTTCTCAAATTGATCGTCTTCGTAAAGAGAGAAAACTAACAAAAGCAGAATTTTATGAAAGAGCAGATATAACGGCATCCGCAGTATCCCAATGGAGGAACGAAAAAACTGTTCCGGCAGAAACAACTATACAAAGAATTGCGGATTTGTTCGGGGTTGAAGTTTCTTTTTTGACCGGAGAGCAAAAAAATACCGCCCCCATTTCTGAGGACGGTAAAGCTGAAATCTTGTCTATTTTTGAGTCCTTATCGCCTGATAGGCGCTCCAAATTGCTTGAACTGGCTCGTCTCTATTTAGCCGATCAGAGCAAAAGCGAAGAAAGCAAATAAAATCATCTTCATCTTTTACTCTCTCACAGAGCAATTCAACGCAGGTCACATCTCGTTCATCCATCTTCCAGTTGCTCCCTTCGTTAGAACATTTGTTCTATTGTTTGTAGTATAGCATGATAAGCCATAGCGTGCAAGTGAAAATATGCGCTGAAATTTTGTGAAAATTACTGTTCTTCTTGTTCAAGAAGTTTTTCAAGCTCTGCATGGATAATCAGCATTGCGCCCAGGATCGCGGATTCCCGGTCTTTGCGGGTATCAAGCAGGGCAAGTAAGGATTCTCTGAAAGTCATGGTGCTGCCTCCCATTATAGATTCTACTATATGGGGAATACAGTCGAAAATTGCATGGAGACGTGCAACAAAAAATAAAATTTTTGAGAGAGGGAAAATTATGAAATGCCCTAAGTGTGGAAGCGAAAACGTCAGCGTTCAAATGGTAACCGAAACGCAGTTAGTAGACAAACATCATGGAATTATATGGTGGATTTGCATTGGCTGGTGGTGGATTTTTATTAAATGGCTTGTGTTTACACTTCCTGCGTTAATCGTAAAAATTTTTGCGCCCAAAAAACAAAAACTGAAACAAAAGCAAAAATCTGTGTGTGTTTGCCAAAATTGCGGGTATCATTGGGAAGCATAAAAAACCGCCGTCAGGTCTCCCCTGGCGGCGTACTTATAAGGGGGTGTCTTTTTGAACTGTATACGTTGCAAAGCGGAGTTGCCTAAAGGGGCGACATACTGTCCTGCCTGCGGAAAGAAACAGACTGGCACTCCCCCACGGAAGGCCTTGAAACGTGCGAATGGCACCGGAACAGTTTATAAGCTGTCCGGCCGGCGGCGCCGTCCTTGGGTAGCTGCCAAAAATAAAGTAATCATCGGGTATTATGAGCGCAAAACAGACGCTACAGAGGCTCTGGAAAAACTGTCTGGTCGGGACTTGTCTGAGCGGTACAACATGACATTTGCCGAGGTATTTGAGGTGTGGAAAGCTGAGCATTATCAGGAGATCGGCGAAAAAGGAATTGAGGGATACAATCGGGCCTTTGCTGTGTTTACCCCGCTCCACGAGAAGAAATTCAGGGACCTCCGCACAGCAGATTTTCAGTTGGCCCTAGACCCACACATGCAGAAATCGCACTCCACCGTGTCAAAGTACAAGCAGTTGATTACGCAGATGTCACAATGGGCCATCCGGGAGGAAATCTGCACCACCAACTTTGCCAAATTCGTCCGGCTCCCGGAAAACGTCAAAAAAGAAAAAGACATCTTTACAGACCAAGAAATCGCAAAACTGGAAGCTGATAACAGCGAAACGGCAAAAATCGTTCTTATGCTAATTTATACAGGTATGCGTATTGGGGAGTTGTTCTCACTGCCTCTTGCGGACTACCACGGTGCCTATGTTATAGGCGGAGAAAAAACAGAGGCCGGACGCAATCGCATCATTCCTATCCGTCTAGAAGGGCGCGGCTATTTTGCCTATTTCGCCCAACAGGCAACCGGGCCACTGCTCCTGTCTGGATATACCGGCCAGCGCCGCCCGGAAAACTACCGCAAACGGGATTACTACCCTCTGTTGAAGAAACTGGGCATTCCGCAGAAAAACCCGCATTGCACCCGGCACACCTATGCCAGCTGGGCAAGAAAACAGGGAATGGCTCCGGAGACCTTGCAAAAAATCCTGGGCCATGCGGATTACAGTACCACAGCAAATATCTATGTGCATACAGACGCAGATGAATTGATACAGGCAGTCGAAAATTGTTAGAAATTTGTTAGTAACCGAAAAAAGTTTTTAAAAATTTTCCTCGATTTAAGTTTCGATTTTCCTTGAAATTACTCGGTTTAACCATTCTACAATGTTTTGAGAAAGTATAATACTATATTTCACACGCAGGAGGTCACTGGTTCGAGTCCAGTAGTCTCCACCAAAGAAAGCCCTAGAGCCGCAAAGGTTCTAGGGTTTCTCTTTATTCAAAAGATTTTATGTTTGTTAGTAACGTGTAAGTAACATTACAATCCTCTAATCTTCCGCATTACCCCGTTATACACACGGGGGTTAGCAACTTGTAGCGTGTCCATCAAGTCATCCATAATGCCCCATACCTGCTCCTCGTTTCTCCCTTCAACCTCGCGGAGAAATTCGCTGTCTCCGTATCTCCCGACCTCTACAGGTATTTCAGCCGGAGCCGCAGAATAGGCTTGCTCATAGGTGCGATTTTGCATTTCCGGTTCTTGCTTCTGCATCTGGTTCTTGATGGTGTACAAGGTTGCCAATTTAGCGTATGCGGGATAGCTGCTTTCTCCATATTCGAGACGTGCAATCTCAATGTCGATCTCTTTGGGGTCTAGCATAGGGGGCACCCCCTATCAATCCCGACCCAGTTCGGACATAAAGCGGCGAATGGCGTCGCGCTCCCTCTCAGTAGTAGCGTTATCCATCATCTCCTGAGCCTGCTCCATCATAGCCTCTTTGGAGTCGTGGCGGCTGTATCCGCCGCGCCCGTCACGGGAGTAGCCGCCGTCCCGGCTGTAGTGGCCCCGGACATAGTGCTTGCCACGGTTGGCATAGCTGGAGCCTCTGGCATAGCTGGAAGGAGAGTCCATGTCGGCTGCCTGACTGTAGCTGCCATCCTCTTCAAACATTTCAATCTTGTATGTCTTCTCAATGCCGCTCAGCATATTCTTGATGATCTCTACATCACCGATAGCAATTTTCCCGTCTTTGATGGAATCAGACAGGAGATCGCAGAGGATTTCTCTGACTTCACTGTATTCTCTCATGTTTTTCTCCTTTCACGCGATGCGCTCAACAATAAAATTACTGTTGGCTACCAGAATAGGCTGTGTGCTGGTGTTCTTTGCGGCGACAGTGACGCAGCAGCCGCGAGGGACATCTACCACAGCGGCGACATAGATATTGAAGAAATCCTCTGCAGCAGCCGGGGTGACGGTAGCGGTAGAAGCGTTCAGCGCCTCACCATTGATGGAGATCGCTGCCGTGATGGCCTCCACGGTCCCACCGGTGGGGATAGCAATATTCGCTCCAAAGGACACTTTGAATTTTGCCCGGCACTGGTTCGTTAGCCCGCGAAGAGTCACAAGTCCAGCGCCTTCCCGATGCACAATGCAGGGCTTGCCTGTGTTGGCCTCCTCGGTAAAAGGCACGTTCTGACCAGCGGCAACGGTTACAATTGCGCTGTTGCTGTATTCAGCCATAAACTTCATTCCTTTCAAAAAGATAGCGGCGAGGCTGTTGCCCCGCCGCATGGTTCAAAATCGGCACGGGGCCGAACATTCCGGTCATGCCGGAAAGTTGATGTATTGGATTTTAGCAGCCGCAGCCGCAGGGGTTGCAGCCACATCCGGCATAAGGATTGGGCACCTGATAGGCCGGGACCGGCATGGGATTGATGCGGCGGATCAGCTCGGCAGTCTGCGCCTCCTGATTGGCGCTGAAGAAAGCGTTCTGCGCCGCCTGAGAAGCCTGGAACTTCAGGCTCTGGTTTTCAGCCGTCAGAGTAGCGATCTTGTCCTGGGTCAGGAAGTCCAGGATTGCCCGGGAGTTGGCGTTGGCATTGTCGATGATGTCCCGCGTGCTGGACTGGATGGTGTTGCGGGTATCGCAAGCCTGGGTAGCCATGTCATAGCGGACGCCGTCAATGCTCCGCTGGGTATCGCAGCAGCACTGCGCAAGCTGGGCGCCGAGGGCGTTAAAGCCCGCCTGTGTCTGATAGCCCAGGTTACACACAGCGGTGTCAACGCCGTGGAAGCCATTGTTGATGGCGTTGGTCAGGGTATAGGTGCTGTCACAGATTCCATTCTGGATGGAGTTGATGCCGCTCTGGAGGTTGTTCAGGGCGAAGCCCTCGTTGATATCAGAGCGTGTGGCATACCCCTGGAAACCAGGGCCGTTCGCCCCACCGAAACTACCGCCGAAACCATTACCCCAGCCGCCACCAAAAGCACCCCAAATGAGGAACAAAATAATCCAGGCAGACCAGTCTCCACCCCACATGGAGCCATTGCTACCATAACCGCCAGCAGAATACGCAGGAGCTACCGGCATAGTCAGAGTTGCATCATTACTAAGAGACATATAACTTTCTCCTTTGTGAAAATATTTATAAATGCGGCCGCATCTATATACTTTTTGCTGATTTTTTGATATAATTGTTATGCGTGGATAGGGTCGCTCCCGATAAGCCGTTACCCTGACGGTTTCCACGCAATCTAAAATTCAGGGAGCATGAAAGGGTAAGTGCTATGAACGAAATTTGGAAAGATATTGCCGGTTATGAAGGGCTATATCAAGTAAGCAACATGGGACGGGTCAAAAGTTTACAGTCCACCAAAATGCACGATAGAGTAAAAATTTTATCTCCGGTTTGTGCCGACGGAAGGTATTTACGTGTTAGTTTATATAAAGATAAGAAATCTAAATATTTTCAGGTCCACAGGCTGGTTGCATCTGCCTTTTTAGAAAACCCGAAGGATAAGACACAGGTAAACCATATCAATGGAGATAAAACTAATAACTGTGTTGATAATTTGGAGTGGTGCACTCCATCAGAAAACAATCAACACGCATATAAAATCGGGATAAATAAAGGGTCTAAACCGTGGCTTGGAAAATCCGGGTTTCAAAATGCGTCCTCTATTTCTGTTCAACAAATAGACTTATTGACCGGGAAAGTCCTTGCAACGTATGGGAGTATAGAAGAAGCTGCACGAGAAACTGGGTGCTTAGCAACCAAAATCGGAAAATGTTGTAAAGGGTTGTTTTCTCAAACACACGGATATGCTTGGAGATATGCAGGGGTTTAATGCCCCTGCTTTTTATTTCCCAAACATTCCCCGCATCCCTTCAAACACACCTGACATCTGCTGGGCCTGCTTTTGGACCTGGTTAAGCTGATCTTGGGAAATGCGTCCAGAGGATACCATCTCTTGTATCATGGCGTTGGGGTCCTTGCCTTTCATTTGATTCATGAACTGCTGAAACTGCTGCATCATGTTGGGCTGTCTGTTGCCGCCCATCGCCTGGAAAAAGGGGTTCATTCCGCATCCTCCTTCTCTGTATTTGTAGCCGCCAGCGCATCCAGACGGGCCTCCAACGCCTCCAGACGAGACAGGGGCGCATACTCTACCGCCGGAGCCTGTGGGGCCTGTACGGGCCTCTGATTGCGCTCTACAAGGTCATATATCTTCATGCTGGGCTTGCCGCTTGCGTCCGCCTGTTTGAGATAGACCACTGGGGCGTTACTGTCCCACAAGGTAACGGCAGAGTTAGGCGCCACCAGATAATTTGCCGCCTCCATCTCACTCTGCACCCACACAATAGACGGAGATGCCGGGGCTTGCTGCTGCTGCTGCATGGGTTGATAGGACTGCCGCAGCTGCGTCAGCTGGTCCGCCATAGGCGGCTGATACGGTTGGTACGGCTGATAGTAATAGGGATAGTTCGGCATTTCACGTCATCCTTTCTGCCAGTAGTACAGCACAGTTTCGTGTTCACTGTGCCATGTATCGTAGATCACACCATCCTGCAGGCATACTACATGCCCGGACAGGGCCAGGATGTAAGTGCCGTGCGGATGCCCCATCGCAAACTCCGCCACGGTCATATCCTCGGGCGCCATGTCCCGCCGGAAGCCATGCCGCCGGAGGTAAGCGCCCCATGTGGCGTTGGCGCTTGGCATATCACCCCTCACAGCGCCCTCAATGCAGAGGCCAAGATATGTCCTGTACCAGTCCTGCTCCAGCGCCTTCGAGATGGCCCGGACGGTACAATCCCCCACATTTTTCTCGTAGGGGTTCGGATTGTAAAATTCAAACATATTGCTTTCGGTCGTCATACAAAAGCTCCTGTTGGTGGATGTATCCTTCCAGGCCGGAGTAATTTCCGTCAGTGGCATATTTCATGCAGATGTCCCACGCGCTGGATTCCGTGAAGCCGCAGGCCACCAGCCGGGCCACCAATTCAGCACCATTCAAAATCAAATCAAACACGTCCTTATCAGTGAAATCAGGAGGCCGCAAGGAGGGCGGCGACGTGTACCAGCCCTTGTTCCTTACGTCCTCCTGATGATATTTTCGCAAAAAAAGCCCCCGCCTGGGTGGTTCCCAAGCGGGGTTTAGGTGAAATTATGTGAAATGTAGTTTTTGAGCTGTGCTTTCAACTTTGTGGAGAATCCGTTTGACTCAGTGAGAGATGGTAGACCGCTCCCAGCCGAACTCCGCTGCAATGTCGATCTGCGGGACTTGGTCGATCAGGTAGCGCCGGGCAATGTCCGTATCGTCGTTCCCAAGATTAGCTTCCCGGATGGCCGTCTCCATCTCGGAGCGCATAAGGCCATCCAGGCTATCCGGTAATCTGACACGGGCAGTTGCCACAGTTTCACGTCCTTTCGATCAGCTTCCAAAACCGATACAGCATCGTGCACATCTGCTGCCGGGTAACGGGCTGGGAGAGCATCAGGTCCCCCTCGCTGTTGCCCGTCAGGATGCCGTTTGCAATGGCCCATTCCACGCCCTCCTTGTGGGCGCCGCTGGGTGTATTGTCCATGATCTTGACCTCCAGTCTCTTCTTGAACTCTGCCCACTTCTGGGCGTTCACCAAGTACGACGGGCAGTGCTTCCCAGTCACGTCAAAGTGACGGTACACGTTCTCAATGGGGATGTGATACTTCTCCATCAGCTCCCGGCCCAGAGCGGCAGCGTTGGCAAGGGTTGCCTCGCTGGCCTGATAGACACCGTTCCGGATGGTGTCACACATCTCAATGCTGATAGAGTTGGTATTGGTGATGACGCCGTACATGGTGCCGCCGCCAGTCTTGTCGGCGTTGGCGTACTTGCTGCCGCCGACGGACCACGCAATCTTCAGATCGGGGACGGACAGATATACGGTGGTATCGTCCACAAAGTAATGGGCACTGGCCTTGACGATGTTCCGCTGGAAGTACGCGGCGTTGTTTGCCGCCTTGTCCCCGTCATTCCCGGTGTAGTGGTACACCAGATACCGGATTTGGCTGGCATTCCGGGAACCGCCATAGTTCCCGGAGTTCGCCAGCTGCTCCTTTATCGTGTAGCTCATTTACTGTCACTTCCCAGCTGCTTGATTACCTGGTTGGCTCCGGTAGCAGCCAGACCGCTCACAATGCCCACAGCCGCCGCAGTGATGTAGTCCGTGGCCGGGAAGTCCGGCATAAGGAACATACCTACCACACCCAGCACAGCACCGCAGACACCGCAAATGATAGGGATGAACTTGCTGTCCAGAGAGGACGCTTTCACGCCCTGCCCAATCAGCAGGCAGATGACGGTGATAGCCGCCACTCCGGTGATGCCAAGAGAGGAAATGTCCATATCAGACCTCCCGATTACACTCGGATGGCCTTGACGGCATAACCGTCTGCATCATAGGTCACATCAAACTTTCCGCGCTTGGTATTCTGGCGAACCACTTGTCCGGCAAGCGCCTGATTTCGGCCCATGTCTACCTTGTCCGGAAGAGGCTCCTTTTCCTCGCCGGGAAGGAATCCCTCCGCCATCTCTGCCTCGGTCCATCCGCCATCGGGGTTCTTTTCGGGGTTCAGGGAGAATCCGGCGCCAGCCTCAACCAGCAGCTTGTTGGCATCCTCCACAGTAATCTTGCCGCTCTTGAAGTCATCGATGATGTTATTGATGGTCTTGTTCATGATTGGTAGCTCCTTTCAAATTTCCGGCTTGACCGCCGGTTGATGATGATGTAAGATGCAGGTGTGCCCCCCTCCTTATTGATGTGGTTTTACTTTTTTCCATATCGGGGCACTCGCGGCGCTCCTTCGGGGGCGTCGCTTTTTTACAGCCCAATGCGGGCCAAAACAAACGCAATCACAGCCGCCAGAACCGCCCACACGGACTTGTCCACGATGGCCTCCCACCGCTTTTTCGGCTTGGCCTGCTCGGCCTCCTGCCATGAGATCAGCCGGTCCAGCTTCTCCATGATATTGTCGTACTGCTCATTCCGGGCGGCCTCCGCCTTTTCCAGTTCCCGCATCCGGTTAAAGAGTTCTTTGTGGGTGTTGCGGGACGCCTCCCGCCATTCCGACATCTGCTTTTCCAGCATGTTGGCTTTCTGGAGGCCCAGGCAATCCCTTTGCGGGTCCAGGATGCACTTCTCGTCCATTTTACTCTGCCGCCTCCGCAGTCAGCATCTTACTGAGGGCGCTGTATTCCTCCGGGGTCAGCCTGTCGGCGGCGAGATACACGTCCATCTTCTCCTGAAGGCCGTCAGTGCGGCCCCGGTCAATCAGCAGCTTGCAAAGATTGTATACAGTTGTCATGGTCCTGCTCCTTTCCTGTCATACAGTGGTTGTGGTGAGTTCCAACATACACAGGCGTTCCTCATGGTCTGCCAGCATATCAAGAGTAATGTCCTCGGCTCCCGGTTCCGGCTCCGGCTGTCCATCGTCCTCCACGGTAATCTGCCCTTGGTATGCCTCCGCCTGGGCGATAGCGTAATTCGCTTCCGTGTAAGGCATCGTAACACCGGATAGCACCGTCTCAATATCTGGCAACTCAGGAGTGCCGTGGTTGATCTCCGTGGCCAGTTTGTATTTCAGGATCTTCATGTGCCCTCCTTCCAGTATTTCAAGAATAAGGTGAAGTTTAATCCGACTGTACGGCCAGACCCGACCGAAATTGTGAACTTCCCATTCCCGTTTTGTGTAAACAGACCAAGATAGTTTGATGCGTCGAAAACAGATTCTCCAAAAAGACCCGGAATTTGCGTTCCGTTGTCCAATACGCCATAACAACGGATCATCTTTACTTGTCCGCTGGTATCCGGGATTTGGATTTCCATTGCTTTTAATGAATTGTCCGGGAATGCTCCGCCGTCCACAGCCATCACAAACACTGGCTTTCCGTTGTACCGCTCAGCAGTGCGATACTCAACGCCTAACTGCATGGGAGGGTTTAACCAATCTGCCAGAGCCTCTAATGTTTCGCCAGACGGTGCATCCTGGACAGCTGTCGGTGTCTGAGGAACAATCTGAGATGGGTCAGATAATCCCGAAATAAAGCGATAATTTATCGCATTTTCCGTCGAAAGAGTGTAGTGGATATCAAGTGCCCAGTCATATATAGATGAAGACATCAGTCTTAGATTGTCGATGGGATATGTCCCTGACTTGTAAGATGAATCCAGAATCGTGATGCAGTACCCATAGTTCGTTGCTGTCACAGATGCTAAAAGAGAACTGGGGCCGCCGGCTGCATAGTTGTGCCCGACGCTCACGATAAAACTGTCTGGCCTACTGCCAATGCCATTAATTGTGGCAATCCTGTACCATCCTGCTGCAGAAACCGGTCCTGGCTTGCCCAGGATGCCGGGCGCCTTATTAGACAAAGCCGCCAGTACACCTCCAGACTGGACAGGTTTTGTACTGTCTTCTGTTGGTACAGCATCCGTCGGGACTGATAATGTAGTTGTGGAGCCACTTTGAGACAACTCGATATTGTCTCCTGCTTCAATGGTTAATGCATTGACACCATTAATAGTAGCTGCTGGTCCAGCAGGCCCTTGGATACCCTGTGCGCCCTGCGGTCCAGGTTCCCCTTGTGCTCCCTGTGGGCCTACAACCTGGCCCAAATCAATCTGCGGCATGATACAGCCCTCCTTTAAGCAATATTTAGGTAGAGATGCCCGTCCTCTCCAATCTCAAAGTCGGGCGCGGAATCTCCGGTATAGTACAAGATCAAATGCCCATTTTCGTCTATGTTGAAAGCATATTGCCCTTCAGCCGCAACAGCTACGCCGCTGGGGCCTTGAGGGCCGGGCGGACCCTGAATTCCCTGCTGGCCTTGTGGTCCAGGCTCCCCCTGTTTGCCTCGCGGAATCCCGAAAGCAATGTGGAAAGATTCTGCAACCGCTGTTTTGGTGGCTGTGGCGTTGCTTTCAGGCGGTAGAGTTTCTGCCGATACGGTCATATTCTCAATGGCGTTTTTGGCGGTCTCAGCGGCATCTTTCGCGTTTTCCGCGCCTGTCCTTGCTTCCTCTGCCGCTTCTTTGGCTACGTCAGCTCCCTGTTTTGCAAGCTGCGCTTCTTCTGCCGCTTTTTGAGCCGCCGAAACTGACTCTGCAGCCGCAGCTTGCGCAAACTTTTTGATTAGCTCTCCCTTGATACTACGCGCCTGTGATTGTTGCTCTACAACTAGCAGGCTATCATTATCAAGTTGGGAAGCTACGGGAAGAGAACCTATCGTTTTGTCAGCCATGCTTCTTCTCCGTTTCCTCCGGAGCGGATAGTTCCACCACGCGGCGCAGTTTAGCTCTAATAGCTGCAATGGCATCCACGGCGTCTCCGCTAACAGTCAGTGAGGACAAGATTGCATAGGCACTGGATGCCTCTTCATGGATTTTAGTCAAATCGGCCATTCAATTTTCCCTCCAAATCTTTAATCTTTTTTTCGAGCTGCTGAATTTTGGCAATCGCCATAATCTGGATTTCTCCATATCGCAGGGTGTACAGGCCGTCCGGATGCTCCTCGCTGGGTAGTTCCGTGCAGAGCGCCGCGAAGTCGCTCTCCGGGATACCTTCGTCCGCCAGGGCCTCCTGCACTTCCTGGGCGATCAGGCCAAAGTGGCGGCGTTTGTGCCCATCATAGACAAAGGTGCAGGGCTTCAGCCGGTCAAATACACCCAGGTATTTCTCCACGTCATATTGCTTTTCTGTTTTCAGCCGCGCGTCGGAGGTTGTGGCCGGCTCCCCATTGATGAATACCGTGTCCCCGGTGATGGAGACCTGCGTACTGGTGCACACCACCGTGGAAACGCCGTCGTATCCCATCCGGGCGCCGTTGGTGGTGCAGATCACCACTGCCGCCTCGTTGCTGCTGGCAATGGCGATTCCCGCCGTTGAGCTGCCGGATGCTGTCATGCCAGACATATATCCAATATATCCGCCAAATGAACTTCCACTGGCTGTCCGGTACACGTCCATTTTTCCGCCCAAATGGATATAGTTGGCACTAATTTCACCAGTTCGAATACAACCCCCAGAAATTAGGGTTGTCCCATCTGAAAGATCGGATTCAAACACTACATCTCCTGTGAACCTGATAGTCTGAGACGCGACTGTGATTCCATTGATTTCTAACCGGATTTGAGACGATGCGGTTCCGTTTGTGACGTCAAGCGTAATAGAGTTGACTGTCTGCTGAATCTGAGATACCTGATTTCCAAGTCCCTGTACAGTGCTGGTAATACTGTCAAGCTGGACACTGATAGATGCAGACAACCCGTCGATCTCATTTGCGACTTCCAGGCGGATTTCTTCGGCGGTTTTGGTGATTAGGGAGTGGGTTTGGGCGAGCTGTCGGTTTGTTTCACGGCGTTCTTTGGATTCATAAGGGTATTCATCGTCAATTTCGTCCGATTCAGGGGCGGAAATGGTTGGAGCGCAGGCTCGGTCAAATAAGTTGTTGATAGAGGCGATTACCGAATAATATCCGCCTACCGTCACCGCGTCCCCGATTTCTGCTGCAGGGTCCAAAAGTGCATCCGTCGCTGTATAAGGCTGATATGTTTTCCCGCTGATAGCGGCCAGGATACTGTTCGCCATCTCCTGCGTGCCCCATGGGCAGGTTACTTCGATAGCCCGGCCGGTATCGTCTCCAGCGGTATAGTAATGGTCGCTGTCTACGGACAAGTTGACTCTGCTGATGTTGGCGGGTATGTCTCCTGTCTCTAGCTCCCCGACGTGGGGCCCCAAAAAAAATTTGTCAGACAAGGATTCTGTCACCCCCAAACGTGATTGCAAAGCCGTTTTCCTCAACCAGATAATACGTTTCTGGAGGAATGTCGCCATACTTCACTAGCAGCAATTTCCCTTCATCGGTGATAATCCAATTCCCGGCGTTGGATACGGCGATATAGCCCAGTACCTCCCGCATGGTCAAGTCACCGTTTTCGTCCACGGGATAATCCACAGGGAATGATGTTGTCAGAACCGTTCTAGGGTCTACCTCTACCCCCATCCGGTAGGCAATATCTTCTGCCGCTTCCTGCTGTGACATGGGCCAGTTTTCAGTATCATAATCGGAGTTGAGCCATACCGACTCTGCTTTCAACATAGCGTCATATCCAGTAATAGTCAGGCTTCCCGTTCGCTTGTCTTTCGTCCTAGTGGAGATAAAAAATACGCCTTTTTCCAACCATTCGGACCGCTGTTCCCCCAAGGCCAACCGAACAAAAACTTTTATTTGAGCCTGTCTCGGGATAGCTCCGGTCGGTAGTATTTCAAGGTCAATCTGCCGGGCGGCGCAATTTCCGATTCCGGGAGCAGTAAAAAGTCCACCGGATGTCCGGACAGAGACAATGTTTTCCTGTCCATACTCCACCCCTGCAATGTTCAGTTTGGTTTCCTTATAGTGGTTCGGGTTGGATAGTATTTCTTTATAGAGATCGCTTGTAAGCTGCATCAGTTTGCCCTCATTTGGATTTCTCCGCCCTTGTAGTACCGCTTTCCGTTCACGGATTTCAGGCCAAACTCCGCCTCAAGGTTGTTGGTGATGCGCATAGACCTTGTAATATCTGCTGCACTATATGGGTCGGTAAAAGTAACCGTCTGTGTCTGTTCTGCCAGCGCATCGTAAACAGACGAGGCCAAGTCATCGTCAAGGGGCAAAAGAGAGAAATCCACGATTGCTCTTTTCGGTGCAGAAAATGGATGCTCCACATTGTCAAGTGTTGTAATGATCTTCTGGTAGGAAACCTCCCACGTCACTTTATAGGTGGATAGCTTGGAGGATAAGTCCAGAGTCCCGATTTTGAATGTAACATTCATATCATCACCTACGTTCCGTAAGCCCGCTGTTTATTGCGGCTATACTGATAAGCAGTTTCGCCGATAACTTTACCGTCAAGGACCGACTGCACCGTGATTGTAAAGTTCTGACCCATTGTGGCCGCTATGTTATTAAATGCATTGGATAATCCAGACTGCGACCGGCCCAACATGGAAGAGGAGTAGTCAACATTAGCGGTTCCGAAATTCAAGCCATTCTCAATGTCGCGCCGAATATGACTATACTCATTGTCCCAGCCATCCCCTAGTCCAAGGGCCATGTTTTTGCCCATGTCTGCAAAGACCGTGGACGGGGAGTGGATGCCAAGCAATCCCTTTACTCCATCGACAATCCCGGAGAAAAATCCTGTTACTTTGTTTTTAATCCAGGTTGCCATGTTCTGGATGCCTTCCCAAATTCCCTGCACAATGTTTTCACCGATATCTACAATACTTCCCATTAGATTTCCAATACCGTTCACAATGGCAGAGATAATCTGTGGCAATACAGCAACCAACTGTGGGATAGCAGATACAATGCCGGATGCAAGGTTTACAAGCACGCTAATTCCGGCGTTCACAATGGCTGGGAGATTATCTGCTATAAACCCAGTAATGGCGGAGATAACCTGCGGCAGAGACGAAACAAGAGACGAAATGGAGTTTATAATTCCATCTTGCAGAGAAGTCAAAATCTGAACGCCCATGTCCAAGATAGATGGGAGATTTTCTGCAATGAAATTCAGGATTCCTTCTATGATCTGCGGCAATCTGGAAATTAAATCCGGAATTCCGGTTTCGATTCCACTTGTGAACATAGAGAGCAGCTGTGTGCCTGCTGTTGCCAACTGCGGCCCAGCGGAAACAATGCTTGTGTATAGGGCAGAAACAATTTCCGGAACAGACGCCGCCAGTTGGGGAAGAGCGCTGATAATGCCCGCCACCAGACCCACAAGAAGCTGCGCCCCGGCGCTGATAAGCGATGGTAAAACTGTGGAAATCATTTCAGGAAGCGTCTGAGCAATTATTGTGCCCATATCTGCAATAACTTGCCCAATTCCGCCCAAAATTATTTTTACTCTTGGAAGAATATTACTTAGCGCAGTTTCGACAGTGTCCGCAAATTCATATGTAAGGCTTCCTAGGTCTCCGTTATCATTTGCAATGCCGACAAGCAGATTATCCCACGCTGCTCTCATCATCCCGACAGAGCCTTCAATGGTTGTTGCGGCCTCTTTAGCAGTAGTGCCAGTGATTCCCATGTTCTCTTGCACCGCATGGATAGCAGTAATCACATCGGAGAATTTAGATGGGTCTAATGCCTGTCCGGTCAATTCCTCTGCATCCGCAACCAGGCGTTCCAGTTCGGACTTTGTGCCACCGTACCCCAGTTTCAGGTTGTCCAGCATAGCGTAGTTTCCGCGCATGAGGGATTGGTAAGTCTGCTGGATGCTCTCAATGTCCGTGCCCATCTTGTTAGCATTGTCAGACATATCCATGATGGCCTGATTGGCGTACTCAGCCGCCGCCTGTGTATCCCCGCCCAGAGATTGGATCAGAGAGGCGGAAAACGCTGTCGCCTGCTCCATGTATGTGTTTGCAGATACGCCAGCAGTTTTATATGCGTTCGACGCATATTGCTGGATCGTATCGGACGCATCCTTAAACAGAGTATCTACGCCGCCCACAAGCTGCTCATACTCCGCATACTGGTCAATAGAGGATTTTGTGAGTGCCGCTACTCCAGAAGCAGCCGCAGTCAAAGCCGCTGCGCCTACCTTTGCTGCCGTAGACAGGCCGTTTTTCAGTTTGTCAGCAAACGACTCTGTATTTCTGCTGGCTTCGTCTAGGTTATCATCATAATCACTTGTATCCAGAATAATCCGGGCAAATAATTCAAACAGGTTCAGCGTCTCCACCCCCTATCCGTGCGATTTTTTCTTTCATGTTCCCGATGATCTCTTCCGGGGTGCGGTTTTCCTCCGGCTTCGGTCGAATAAGGTCGTAATACCTGATCTTCATATAACTGCCGCCGGAGTATTTTGCAGTATTCTCCGCAAGGATTTTCAGCACGTCAGTTACATAGACCCGGTACGCCTTTTCTCTTGCGTCTTGTTCAAACCGTGCAAAGACATACCTGGAAAATGCTTTTACACTCCGGCCTCGGTACTCTCCCGCGCAGAGCCAGAGAAATCCCCGCTCTGCGCCGAGATAAAAAGCGTCGTAAATGCTTCGTCGGTCAGCAGATCAATCGTGTCCTTGATGAGCTTGACGAGGTTTAGCGTGCCTGTGTATGCCTCTGGAGTGGTCCCTTCGATGGTGGACAAGATGGAGATAATGTCGCCCTTGTGGCCCTTCAGGAGGGCAGGAGCGGCCTTTCTTGCCCTCTGCAACAGGAATTTATTGGCCGTCATGCCCTCTGGGAGCTTCTCCCGTTTGAACAGCTCCGATGCCACTTCGTCTTCTGCAATGTTGGCTATCGGATCGATAATGTCGGCGATCACGTCCAATGTCCGCTCGCCCTTGATATCAGACAGTCTCATCAGGTGCTTTCCTCCGGTGCTGCAGAGTAAAATTCCATAGGCATGGTGTCCTGTGCGTCCATGGACACATGGCCGGTCAGCTCCACAGAGACCTGGCCCTTGCCATTTTTGGTGGTCTGGAGCGAAAATCCGCCGGTGGAAAGAGCGTTTTTCAGGCAAACAGCAACCATGCCGCCGTCTGCCCGGTCACCAACCCACCAGATATCCTTGAAATCGGTCTGCAGCAGATCCCGGCGTGGAGTAACTTTTGTGGTATCGGGAGAGCCGATGTCCGCCGCTCCGAGGGCCAGTTTGATTGCTTCCGGGGACGTGCCAAGCGCCGTAAAACTCATAGTGCATTCCCAAGAGTCCAGGTGCTTCAGTTCCATCATGTTCACGGGGCAGTTGTCCACATCCTCGCCCATATCGGAGTAAGTGGGAACACACGAAATATTGATACCGCCGGTAGTAGCGCACACAATGTCTTCATCAGACGGTGCGTCCGGTGTGGACGGATCAAAACTTGTTAGAATTACACCGGCGTCCATCTGCAGTTCCTCAAATGTGCTCTGCGGGATGACAGTAAATTTGCCCATTTTGGGCCTCCTTTCAGCTGAATGTCAGATATTCAGCGGTAATGTTGATGTACCGGCGCTTAATGGCCGGATCTTCTTCGTAAACAACGCTTTGTGCAAACGGAGAACCGCGTTTCAGCCAGATATAACCTTCATCGCAAGGGATTGTCACGCCGCCGTATCCGATGCGCTTGGACAGCTCTTGTGCTGCCTCGTCCGGTATCGCCTCACTCTCCGTCCGAAAGAACAGATTGGCAGTCAGGCCAACTTCTCCGGCGTCAAATGCGGACTCGATATACTCGTATGTGCCATAGGGCATGATCACATCGTCCGGAACAGAGGACGCACGGTAAAACGGGATTTCCCCCTCGTTGAACCAGGCATAAAGGGCTTTGTTCTTGGTCATGTGGTCAGGCCCCATTTCTCCGCCGTGAAGTATTTCAGAGGCAGCGTGGACGATTTAGGAGCAGGCTTTTCCTCCGGGTTGGAGGTCACACGGTAGGTCTGGCCGGTCTCCGTGTCTTTGAACACATCGTTGTACTCGATGGGGAAATCCTTGTCCACCAGCGCGGAATATAGGCTTGTGACACCCTGCTTTTCCGCGATTCTGGCCTCCATGGAGGTGTCCAGCGCCTGATAGTTAGTGAACTCCGCCCCTTCTTCCCATTGCACCATGTAGCCGCCTGCTCCATCTGGCACACGCTTTTTTTCCATCAGCACGCAGGTGCGTGCAAAATCATCAAGCAAAGACACGTTCTCACCTCCACGGGTTGTCTTTGTGCGGCTCCGGCGGAGTCATATGCGGGTTCGGGTTTGCATACTGCCAGCTTCCCGCCGGTTTCTTCCAGGGGGCAAGCTGGGCGGCAAACACGTCCCTCCAGCCCACGGCAACGCCCTTTGAGTTTGTGGCCTTGGAATAGCTGTACCCGCCGAAACTCTCCGACGTGTACGCCCCGCCATCCCCGTTTTTGGCCGTCCAGGCGGTAATTTCCTCTACCGTGGATAACAATGCTTTTGGAATGGCCAGCGCCCACACAGAGCCGGTAAACGTCTCATCGGTCAGCTCCGCCGGATACTGATAAACCCCATCGTTGAACAGGCTCCCCACAATTCGAAAATACTGCCCATTTGCGAGGAAAGGCAGCGTAATGCCGCCGTCCTCGATGATGTATGTATCGTCATACCGGCCCACGGCGAACCAGTTGTTCAGATACATCAAAACGGTTTCAAGCATCACGCCGCCCTCCTATCACTTTCTCGATCTGGTTTTTGCTTTTGCCTGCGGTTCAAATGTTACCCCAGAGAATTTGAATGTCACAACGCTGGCATCGTCCACAAGCACCTCAAAGGTGTCATTCTTTGTCACCCGGAATACAATGTCCGGGTCAAAGGCAATCTTGTCCTTTGTGGTCTCTCCGTTTTTCTTGAAGGTCATATTGGTCCCGGTTTTGGTCAGGTGGAAGGGGAAGTAATAGCCGCTATCTTCACCTGGCAAACTGCTGAACTCGGAATACCCAGTCACATAGTGAAATGTACCAGTTACAGAACCATCGGCTTTTACTGTCAGATCATCACCGACCAATTCAGATACCTGTTTCCCCAATAGGGTCTGACTGCTGGGGAAGAGCGTTAAAGTGTCAGACCCGATTAACCCCCCGCCGATACGGTAATCTTGGCAATGCCATCCAGATATTCAGCCCAAAGCTTCATGCCCATAATGGCGTAGCTCTCGCCCACAGCGGTGGAGTAGTTGCCCTGGGCGTGGAACCCGATCAGGTTGGTCTCACCCTGAGTGGTGTAGTTCAGGCCCAGCCGGGCAAACTCGCTGTCGCCGGGATCGATGTAGTACAGGTCGATATTCTCCACAGGAGTCGCCAGAACCGTATTCCGGGCAATGCCAGAGCCGCCGGAGATCGTGGCGGGCAGCAGGAACAGCGTGGAGTAACCCATGAAATTCTGGATGTAGTTGATTCCAAACTGGGTCTGCACCGTGATGTCAGCAGTGCCCAGGTAGTCGTAAGCATCAAGAATATTGGCAAAGCCAACGACCTGAGTCACGTCCTTTGCCATTCCAGCGAACTTGTCCAGCACCTTGCCCTGAGCCTGGGCAAGAGCGGCCTGCCAGGTGGTAGCGGTGCCGGCCAGAGAACCGGTGTTCAGGAAGGTGTAGAAGTCACCCAGCACCACGTTCTGGAGCTTAGTCAGGAACGCATCGTCGGACTTCTCCACGGCGATCTCCGCGCCGTACTTGTCCACATCCTCAATGGGCACAGCCTTGGCGTACTTCTGGATGGTGATGTCATCCTTCTTGGCCTGTACGATGGTGGTCTTGGAATAGGGGATTACCTCGCCGGGGCCCACTTCGCCATCCTCTAGATCCACGCTTGCGGTGTAAGAGATCAGCTGAGTGCCGGGCGTCTTGCGGATAGGCCGCATAATGCCCAAGATGTTCCGCAGGGCCTCCCAGTTGTCATTGAACCGGGTAACAAAGTCCACCTCGCGGGCGGTCACGGTGGTATATACATTGGGGAGCGAATCGCGAGGGGTAGTAAAGCTCTCAACATTGGTAGCTGCCATTCAATTCAGTCCTTTCAAGTAATTTGATTTTCCATGAGCGCCTTTTGACGCTCTGCGGCGGACAAAACATACCGTCCATGGTCATCCTTTTTGTAGATGTCGGCCTTTGTCATTGCACCGCTGTTGTTGTTTGCCGGGGGATTGGAGGTCTGCGCGCCCCTGGTCTCCGTGGTAGTAATAAAGTCCGCCCACTCGCTCTTGATGCTCTCTGTGAGCTTGTCAGCGCCCTTGATGGCCCCCTTGTCGTCCAGCTCCACGCTGTCCACGTCGGAGACCTTCAACACGGATTCCAGGCGCTTCTCGCTTACCCCGGCTTCTTGCAGGAGCGCCCGATATGCCTTTTCCTTGGCCGCGCGGCTCTCCTTTTTGGTCTGCTCGGTCTTGTAGCCCTCGAATTCCTCTTTCAGGGCCTCATACTTGACCTTGTAGCTGTCTTTCTTTCCCGCTTCCAGATCCGCCTGCGCCTTTTCCAACTGCTTCTGTACTTCGGGCAGGGCTTCTGCGTCGGCCTTATACTTCGCAACGTCCGCTTTCAGGCCGTCCACGGTCTCGCTGTGCATGGAAATGATCTCGTCGATCTTTTCCTCGTCGATGCCCATCGCTTTCAGGGCACGTCTGGTTAAACTCATAATCAGTCTCCTTTTCTTCGGCCCGGTTCTTCGGGGCGACTGTGATATAAAAACCGCTGTACTTTGCGGGTTTTACCAAATAAAAAAGGGGCCAACCTGTAAGAAATCCTTACAAGTTGACCCCAATGGCCCTTCCCGCTCACCAATTAGAGCGGGGTTTAGTGTTTACTTTTCTTCGATATACGGTTTCAGCGCCGTCATTATCAGTTCCGTCACGCTAATTCCGCGCTGTTCTGCCGCACTTCGTATCTTTGCGCCGGTATCCTTATCTGGCCGAATCATAATGCTGTCTCTGTTCTTGCTTGTATTTCTTCTCATTGATATGGGAGCGGATCTTTTTTCTATGTGCTCCAAAAAAATGGCTATCGCATTATCTCGCCTTTGTGATGGGGCGTCATTACACCATGCTCGCAGTCCAGAAAAATCATCTTTTCTGTAATTTGGGACATCTTTTGTATTATAAGTCTCTTGGCGCCCACCCGCTAATAGTAAAAATTTTCTTTCTGCATCCCACAAATCGTATTGTGTACCCCCATCAGGCAATTCCCACAAAACGGATGCCTTGAATGTTATACCATCTTGAACTGCGAGTTGCATTTTATAAGAGGAAGATGAACAACACGAGATTTAACAAGTTGTGGGATTTATTGCACAAGTCCGGGGAAGTCAAGTTCGCTGATTGCAACGAATCCCTCTCGCTATCGCTCGTCCCATCCAGATATGGGTATGAAGTTTCTCTGCGCTCTGGTGGAAGCACGGTTCTTGTGCACTATGACAAAGAAAGATTTCGTGAAATATTAGTTGACTAATGCCTTTCTTCCGCCCCCTAACCGGGGCGGTTTTCTTTTGTAAACTTAATCTCCCGCTTGTCCTCCAGCACGATGTACCCATCGCCCTTTTTCCGGACAACGGCGTCGTTTCCTTTGGCAATGATGGCCTTGATGATGGCCCAGGCTTTTTCATCCATTTTTCAGTTCGTCCTCTATGATATTCCTGTAAGTCCCGGCATGGTCCGCAACCGCCGGTTTCAAAAACGGGTGTGCTTGATTGCCCCTTGTCCAATGCCAGTTGCCTTGTGCGTCCTGGTACACCCACGGTGTGGGCCGTCCGCCTCCGCCCTCCGCATAAATGCCGGTGCCTAATTCCTGGTAAACGCCGTATTCGACGTTCGTCCCGACGTAAGCGGCCATTTCATCTTCAGAAACTGCGTGTGAAATGCCGTTTCTAAGCCGCCCAGTGTCAACCGGGGCAAGGTCCTTTGCATACCCTTCCGCCTCCATCCCGCAGCGCTCCAAGGCCCGCAGGCAAGCCGCGCGAAACGCTTCTCCCACCTGGACGGAGTTGTTTACAACGTCAATTCGCATTTCGCTGTTATTCGCCACGGCTTTTCACCCACTCTTCCCATTCAGAATAGGTCATTTCATTGACAAGCACATACCGCCCATCAGGCCCTTTTACTCGCATTTGGCGGGGCTCTGCCTCTGTTCCCTCTTTTTCCACAGTCCGCATACTGCACCGGCAGTTATACAGATCACCGGGCTTTGCGCCTTGCGGGTCTCCCGGGAACATCATTTCGCTCCCCAGGTCAGACACAAAGGGCTTGTCATAGTCAACGGTTTTCCCGTCCAGCATGGCGTGACTGTGACGGGTCCTGTTATCCTTAGTCGCTATCCACCGTTTTCTAACCTTGATCCCCATCTTAGCCGCCGCCACATAGCTGTCCATCCTCCCGGCGTTTTCCGCGCCTGTGACGGCAGTCCTTGCGGCTCTTATGGCGCTTGTCCGGTTCATATCCGATATGCGGTTCTGCAAATCGTCCGCAATCCCTTTGATACTTCTGCCCCGCAAGATGGAACTTGTCACAGAGGCAGTGATTTGTCTCTTTCCCCATGCCAGGTCAATCCCTCGCTTTACGGCCTTTTCAGGCGGGTAATATGGCATCAGGTCGGGTTCTTCCACGATCAAGCGCTTTACGGTCTGTTCGTCCCACAGTGTAAACCCTGCGTCACCAGCTACTTGTTCTATGGTATACGCGGCATAGTTGCGATTCAGAGAGTAAATAGACGGCGTATCATCATTCACATAGGCGATTGCGGTTTCATTGGCCTTGGTGTACCGCTCCGCAACCTTGACGGCCAAATCGTCAAATCGCTCTCCGCGCCCGATCTGGTTCAATCTCCATTGTTTGTAATCTTCTTCTGTCCAGGTTTTACCATTCTGAACGGTTCCGATCAGCTTTTTCATCTGTTCGTCCCGTTCTTGGAAGCGTTCAAAGTAGTCGATGACTGTTTTTTCAAGGTCATCCCAGGCTTCCCAGTAGACCCTCGCTATTCTCCGTTCCAGCCGTTCCAGTTCCTGATCCGTCCACTGGTGCCCCAGGTCTGTTGGCATTATTCGTCACCCCCAGCCTGTCCATTGCTTCGGCATCTTTCCGCTCCAAAATGTCATCTACCTCATCGTTTGTCAGCCAAGGCAAATGACGGAGAATGGCTTCAGAGTCCAAATAAGTAGCCGCAGTCATGACCATCTGCGTTTCTTCAAGTTGGTTTGCAATGCGGTTCCACTGGAAAGACGGCGTGTCGTCAATGTCAAGCAAAGCCAGCAGCTTCCCGATAAAGTCCCGGATGTAATACTCAAAATCTCCGCATTTATCGTCTTGGCTTTGATATCCCATTCGGATGGCCGTGGCGGTCAGGTTCCCGCTCATGATCTTATCCATGTCCACAAGCTGGAAATCCTCGTACAGGTCACTCCGCAGCCTTGTAAGCATGGCCTCCCGCGCCTGGTATGGAACGTCCAGTGTATGAGCCTCTGCCCCGCCTCCGTCGTCGCTGTCCACCGTTGCGGCTCTCAATGTCCGCATCCTATCGAGGAACCGGGCGATGTCTACGTCATCCATGCCGCCGGAGTTTTTCAAAACCCAGTAAATGCCGCTGGAATCGTCAATTTCGTTGGCAAGCCCAGACTTAACGAAATCGTAACAGTCAATGGACTCCCGAATTCCAACCAACTCACTTTGACGAAGATCATTGGCATACATGGGAATGATCGGAAATCCAGGGTAATTGTCGCCGCTCTCCACAGTTTCCCCGTCCACTTCTGACCGGCGGATCGTCTGCCGATAGGGGCGCTTGTCTTGGCTTACCTGTATGTCTTCGCCTTTACGCTGGATGTACTCTGTGTATCCGTCCAGCTCATAGAGGGTATAACGTTTCGTTTGTGTCTCTTCCAGGCTCCAATAGCGAATTCCGGCCTTTAGAAAACCATCGTCCTGGTCGTACAGCGGTACAAATCCTGGCTCATTCGGAGTATCAGCGTAGCTAAAAACTTCAAGATGGTCATAGTTCCAGAAGCCAAACGCCACCTTGTCCACCATGGCTTTCTTAGCCATTTGGGACAGTCTGCTATCAAATGTCTCTCCAAGCCGCTCTTTCGTGCCATCCTGCTCGAAGGTAACGCCATTAGAAAGCACATACTGCACCTGCTGAATGACAAACCGCCGAAAAAACAGGGTTTTTAGCTTGTAGTTCGCAGAAAACAGATCAGGATAAGCCTGCCCGTTGGCTTTGTACAGGAATTTCTGGAACTTCTCAATGGTCAGGTTGTGCTTTGCATAGTACGCCTCCGCAGCAGCGGCAATCTTATAATCATCGCTGGAAGTATGGTCCTGAACGGCTCCCCGCACGAATTCCATGCGGTCTTTTTCGTTCTCACCCACCGCCAGCAGGTCTTGATATGTCCTCAACATCTCACCTCCGTGCATAAAGAGGTATGTAAGTATTTTTTGCCTGTTGCCCAGGCCGTCTCCAGATTGGCTCCGTAGCATAGCGGACGGCGTCAATATGGTGGTTGTCTCTATCAGGATATCCGCTGATAATGTCGCCGTCTTTCGTCCGCTCGTATTCGTATTCCATAAACTCCTCGCAGGTATCCGGACAGCGCTTTGGGTCAATCACAATAGATTTCAGGGATTGCAGCCACTTCATGGAATACTCCACACTTCCAGGCCCTTTAATAGCACCCGTGCAGTGCAGGCCGAATTTCTTATAGTCCGCTACACTTTTCGGCTCCGCGCTGTCTGCAACAATGCGGTCCTCTCTGGTCAAGCCCTTTTCAAGGAGTAGATTTGCCGTTTCTTGGTTGCCCATCTTGTTTCGAGTCAGCTCATCGAAGATATACAGCACACGCCGTGCCGCGTCATAATGGCAGCGATTGAATGCCCACGGGTCCGGGAAATATCCCCAGTCCACGCCGTTGCAAATCCGGTCAAATGCGGAAACTTCTTCGTCTGTCAGCTCTCGAACGTCGATATTTTCAAAGACATTCCCGCCCGTACCAACCGGAATCCCGAGATATTCATGCTGATATGCCCGCTCGTCCGTTTCTTTGAGGTATTCCGCTTCTCGCAGGAACTGTTCCCCCAACCACTCTGGCGGGGCTTCCAAGTATGTGGATTTATGACACAGCCTGTCCGCTCTCTCTTCAAGGCTATCTTTGTTTGCCCAGTTGTCCCGGCTGATCGGCGGGTTGTAGCTCTCGAAGTTCCAGAACTTAGAGCCGCCACGCATTGTGGATTGAAGAATGGTTCGGATTTCCGCCCGCCCTGCAAACTGATCCTTTTCCTCAAAGTGGGTGACGGCGATATATCCGAAAGGCACCTTGATAGACTTGATCTTCATGGGGTCATCAGCGCCACGAAACATAATCTTCTGTCCTGTCGGCTTATAAATCAGTTCCATCGGCTGGACCTTAGCTTCCCAATAGTCCGCCATTCCAAGTTCGCCAATGGCCCACAGATATTGAGCATATACGCTGTCTCGAATGGTGTTTGCAACCTTGCGCAGGACCAGCGCATGTGTCCCTTTATTGGTCAGTAGAATCAACGGAACAAGGAGCGAAACGCAAGATGACTTCAGAGAGCCGCGCCCACCAGACAGATCATAATGAGTGTGGCCATGTTGGAACACATCTCGAGCAAGCAAGTGGAACGCTGGGCCAAGGACTGTTGACAATCTGATTTCAGACATCGATTACCACCTTAACCTCGTCCTCCGTTTTACTTTGGTCTCCCAGCAGGTCAAACAGCACCTTTGCCGCCTTGGCGTCTCCTTTAGCGGCCTTGATGGACAGCCCGGCGATGATCGCCATTTGGTTGTCCACATCCTCTGGGGCAACGCCATCTTTGGCTAATTTGTTCCATGCTCTTTTGTCGGAAACCGGCAGAGACAGGTATAATTCCGCCGCTTCTCTCAGGCTTTTCTTGCGTCGGCGGGCTTCGCCGGATGCACGACCGCCTTCTCGGCCCAGCTCTCTGGCTTCCTTCTGGCTTCTCTGGTCCATCGGTATAAGGTTCTGTTCATTCGGCATATCACCTCACCTACTTCAAATACTCTTCAAACAGCCTCCTGAACAGCACTCTGGCCTCGTCAGGGGTTATCTCGTGTCCTTTCATCCATCCCAGAAAATCCGCCCACAGCGCGTCTGAGCGGGCTTTACGGGCTTCCAGGTCTTGGTCAAACTGTCCCGGATTGTATCCGTACTTGCTGGACACTTCTCCAATACGATGACGCTTTATCTTTGTTTGCATCCCCGATCCCGTCCCTCCCATCTTTTCAGCGAGACAGGCACGCCCTATTTGGCGCCGCATGGAGGGCGCGACCCTCCGGCCCTGATCGTGGGCTGATACGCTCGTGCGGCATATTTGAAGGGAGTCCCCCGGCAGGAAACGTACAAGAGAGGTACTCCTTTCCGTTTAATATCTGCTCACTAGATACCCTGCCGGGGGAGTGGGTTGTCCTTTGGGCCGTGGTTGGTGCACAGCCCGAAAGGGGAGGAAAAAGATGGAGCATGGGGAAGTCACTCCCTCATGCTCCATTCTCGCATAGATGGCGCTTTTTGCTCATAAAACTTTATGAATATCCGATATTCTTTGTGAGACCATGAAGGGTTACTCGTCCTCCATTTTACACAGCTCGTCCAAACTAATGTGATAATATGCCGCAATCAATTTTAAAGCTGTCATCTTCGGTTCGACCTCTCCTCGCTCATATTTCCGAAGCGCATCCGGGCTTAACCCCATCAGTTGTGATGTAACTGTCATGCTCCGAACTGGCCGCATGGACTCTCGCAACTTTCTCAGCCTTTCCGGGAACTCACCCATCCATATCCTCCTTCTTGATCCAATACCGTCCCGCGCAGCGGTGGGCGGTAACGCAGGCGGTAGAAATCTGGCAGGGGCGAACACCAACATCCTCTGCTGCAAATTTGATCGACGGATACTCCTTCCGCTGGCCGTGACGATCAATGGAGATTACTTCGGTTTCAGTCATGCTCTGCCCCCTCATGCTGTCCGCCCTCCCCGTCGTGGATGTTGCCGCAGTGTATAAGATTGGGCCAATTCTCCGGTTGTGCCTCGTCCTCCAGCGTCCAGTCGTTGCACAATCCATCCTCGTCTGCCAATACATAGCGCCCTTCGTCTTCCCAATAGGTCACAACGCCGAGGATGCAGACGCACTCGTTACCGTCCTCATCCTCTCCCCATTCTCCGAGGTAGTCGCCAGTAAAAATCTTCTGTACTTCGGATGACGGCCACGCTTCTCGCCGTATGTCGATGTTGGTGTACTCGCAGACCGTGGAGGGGTCAACTTCGACACGTGGTCCTGTAATATCATGAACATCGCAAATCTCATGTACATCAAGCACACCTATTGGGCCTATGTAATACCCTTCCACCCATTCTCCATTATCCAGCCGCTTGGCTTTGAAAAGGATTTCTCTCATTGGGCACCTCCGATGATCTCGTCAAAGGTATATACCTGACCCTTTTCAACAGACGGGAACAGATGTCTGGTGATTACTTCTCTCTGAAAATATGTGCCGTCTACAATTTCCAGGCACTGCGTCCATGCACCATCGTATTTTATTGCATTGATCTCCGGGAGCAAAACTTTGATTGCCTTCGCTCTCTCCGCCTCCTGCTGGGTGAAGCGGGGCTTGCGGGCGATGTTTTCTGGATGATTTATGAGATTGTTAAGACATTCCACAG